CGCAGAAGATGCTGGCCGCGATCGAGGCGCTGCTCGAGGGCCGGTCCTCCAGCGACATCGAGTCCTACACCATCCACAGCCGCAGCATCACCAAGATGTCGGTGGCCGAGCTTGTCAAGTGGCGCAGTTTCTACCAGCAGCAGGTGCGCTCCGAGATCGCGGCGGCGAGCCTGGACAACGGCGTGGCGCCGGGGGGCAAATGGCTCGCGCGCCTATGACCCCACTGCAGCGCCTCGTCGCGCCGATGGCGCGGCGTCTGGGCTTCGTGCCGCGGCCGTCGCAGCGGACCAGTGCGTTCACCGCGGCACAGATCTCGCGGCTGACCAGTTCGTGGACCACGGACCCCGGCGCCATCAACCGCTGGATCCGGTGGGAACTGCGCACCCTGCGCGCGCGTGCCCGGCAGCAGGTGCGCTCCGACAGCTACGGCCGCGCGTGGGCGTTGGCCGTCGAGCAGAACGTCGGCGGTCCGTGCCCGTTCGAGCTGCGGGCCAAGATCCGCACCAAGCGCGACAAGCCGGATGTACTGACCAGCCGCCGCGCCGAGCTGGCCTACAAGGATTTCTCAAGGGCGGCGGTGTGCGATGTGACCGGCCGGCTGTCGCTGCAGGCCATGCATCGCCTGAACGTGCGCGACTGGGCGGCCGACGGCGAGATCCTCATCCGCCTGTATCCGGGCGACGGCCCGCACGGACTGCAGCTGCAGGTGCTCGATCCCGAGCGGCTCGACGTGGAGTTGAACGAACGCTACGCCGACGGGCGGGCGATCAAGACCGGCATCGAGATGGACGTCTACGGCCGGCCGGTGGCGTACCACATCCTGCGCCAGCATCCTGGCGAGTATGGGCTGTGGGGCCAGACGCAGAACCGCGAGCGCGAGCGCGTGCCGGCCGATCAGATCATCCATGCGTTTGTGCCCGAGTGGCCCGAGCAGGCGCGCGGCATTCCGTCGCTGGCCGCGAGCATGTTCCGCATGTGGCATATGGGCGAGTTCGAGCAGGCGGCCGTGATCAACGCCCGCGTTGGCGCCTCGAAGATCGCCGCGATCACGTTGGGCGGCAGCGACGAGAAAACCCTCGCCGACGGCAAGGACAGTGTCGGCAATTATTTGAGCGATTCCGGGCCGGGCGAATACTGGGTGATCCCGGAGGGCGCCGAGCTGCACGACTGGTCGCCGCAGTTCCCGGACGCGGCCATCGAGCCGTTCATCCGCGCACTGTTGCGTGGCACCGCCGCCGGCCTGGGCGTGGCCTATCACGCTTTCGCCAACGATCCGAGCAACGTCAATTACAGCACCGCGCGCGTGGCGCTGCTGCAAGAGCGTGACATGTGGATGACGCTGCAGCAGTGGTACGTCGAGCAGGTGGTCGAGCGGATCTACGAGGCCTGGCTGCTGTACGCGCCGCTCAAGGGCGTGGTGCCGGTGGAGTGGACCGGAGACCGCCGCATTCGGTCCGTGCGCTGGCGCGTGAAGCGCTGGGCCTGGGTGGACCCGCTCAAGGAAACCCAGGCGCAGGCCGAGGCGCTGTCGGCGCGGCTCACCAGCCGCACGCGCCTGGCAGACGAAGCCGGCGAGGAATTCGAGGACATTCTCGAGGAACTGGCCGAGGAACAGAAACTCGCCGCGCAGCTCGGCGTCGTGCTCGACGCCCCGACGCCCGCGGCCGCTCAACCGTCCGAGGCTGCACCCAGCGGCGCGGACGACGAGGACTCCGACGATGACAGCACAGACAGCACTGGCCAATAAGCCCGCGCTCACGCGCGAGGCGCTGCTCGCCGATCTGCGCAGCAAGCCGCAGGAATTCGTGCGGACGCTGGACCGCGCGGCCGTGGACGAACAGCGGCGCACCGTGGATCTGGCCTTTGCCAGCGAAACGCCCTACGAGCGCTGGTGGGGTGTGGAGGTGCTCGAGGTCAGCCGCAAGGCCGTGCGCATGGACCGCATCAAGGACGGCGCGCCGCTGCTGGCCGACCACAACAGTCGCGACCAGATCGGCGTCATCGAATCCGTCACCCTCGGCGCCGACAAGGTGCTGCGCGCCACCGTGCGGTTCTCGCGCAGTGCGCGCGGCGAGGAGATGTTTCGCGACGTCGTCGACGGCATCCGCACCAAGGTGTCCGTGGGCTATCTCGTGCACGACATGATCTTGGTCGAGCAGAAAGAGGATCAATCCATTTACCGCGTCACCGACTGGGAACCTATGGAGGTCTCCCTCGTGTCCATCCCGGCCGACAACTCTGTCGGCGTTGGACGCTCGGCGACCCTCGCTCGCGTGGAGGAAACCATGAGCGAATCGCAGCACCCCGCGCAGGCGGGGATCGAAACCCAGGTGCAAGCGCACCTCGAATCGCAGCGTGCAGAGGAAACGCGCGCTCATGCGGCGGTCCTGGCGCGCATCAAGGAAATCAAGGATCTCGCCCGCAACTATCAACACGTGTACGCCAAGGCCGGCGAGCTGGCCGACACCGCCGTGACCGATCCCGGCATGACCGTGGACCGGTTCCGGGCCACGCTGCTGGAAGCCATCCGCCAGGCGCGGCCGGCGCCCACGGACGTGGGCTCGCCGACGCCGGACGACTATCGGCAAGGCGCGGCGTTCGGCCAGGGCGGACGCGAGATCATCAGCTACGGCACGCTGCGCGCATTCAACGGTGCGGCCAAGCGGCTGAATGGTCGAATGACCGACCAGGAAATCGCCTACCGCGCCGGTCAGTGGGCGCGGGCCGTCATCCACGGCAACGCCGACGCGCAGCGCTGGTGCCGCGATGCCGGCGTGCAGATCCAGCAGGTGGGCGATCAGAGCGCGCGCACGATGACCGAGGGCGCGTTCACCTCGGCCGGCTGGCTGGTGCCGGTGGAGATGGAGGCCGGCATCATTGCCAACCGCGAGCAGTACGGTGTGGCGCGGCGCATCTGCCGCATCGTGCCCATGTCCTCGGCCGCCACCAGCATCCCCCGCGTGACGTCCGACATCGAAGCGTATTTCGTCGGTGAAGGTTCCGACGGTACCGCCTCCGATTCCGCCGGCGACCAGGTCAACCTCGCCCTCAAGGACTTGATGGCCTACAGCAAGATCGGCAAGAGCACGGCGCAAGACACCGCGATCCCGCTGGCCGAGTTCGTGGCCGAGGAACAGGGGCGCGCGTTCGGCATCAAGGAGGACAAGTGCTGGCTCCTGGGTGACGGCACGAGCACCTATGGCGGGATGCAGGGCCTGATCACGCTGCTGGAGAACTCGTCCTACGCCGGCGGCCGTGTCGTGGCCTCCACGGGTGTGGACACGTTCGGCGAGATCACCACGACCGACGCCTCGGCCGTACTGGGCCTGCTGCCCGTGTATGCCCGTCCGGGCGCGCGGTGGCTGTGCTCCGGCATCGCCGAGGCGCTGGTGTTCGGCCGCATCAAGGCCGGCGCCGGCGGCAACGACGTGCGCACCCTGCGCGAGGACGTCATCGAGTCCGACTTCATGGGCTTCCCCGTGACCGTCGCGCACCCGATGCCCTCCGGCGCGGCCACCGACTACAGCAACAAGGTGATGGTGATCCTGGGCAACTTCCAGCTCGGCACGGCCATGGGCGTGGGCCAGGGCATGACCATGACGGTGGACCCGTACACGCTGGCTCACAACAACCTCACGCGCCTGATCAGCACCGAGCGCATCGACATCGTCAACCACGGTTGCAACAAGTCGACCAGCGTGGCGGGCCCGATCGTCGCTCTGCACGGCGCAGCGTAACAGCGAATCAACCGCGGGCCGGCGCGATCGCATCGGCAAACCGGCCCGCCTGCGGAATAGGAGAACACCGCAATGTTTCCCGCATTCAAATCCGTCCTCGTGCTGGACAAGCGCGGCGCCACCAACGGCGAGACCGTCACGGCCAACATCGACACCCTGGGCGCCGATTTCATGACGCTCGACGTGCATTCCAGCTCGTCCAACAACGCTACCAACAACCCATCCACGTTCAAGCTGAGCGAGGGCGACACGACCGACGCCACCGCGTTTTCCGACATCACCGCATTCGTCGGCGATGGCACCGGCGGCTGGACCGTGCCGTCGTGGCACACGCAGACGGCCGACGCCAAGTGCGTCAAGTTCGACGTCGACCTGCGGCACCGCAAGCGGTACCTGAAACTGACCATCACGCCGGTGACGACGCAGGATTTCATTGCGATCGCCAACCTCGGCCGCAACGAAGCCACGCCGGTGAGCGGCGACCAGCGCGAATTGATCCGCGGCTGATTTTTCACCTACAGAGCACACGCATCCCTCGATGATTCCCGCTTCCCTCGCTCCCGTAACCGAACGCCTCGTCGCCTCTCCCAAGGTGCGGGGCGTCATGTCCGTTCCTCGTTTGGGGTTCATGGACATGTTTTTCTGCGCGCTATCAACGTTGCCGAAGTTCGGCATCGATGTGCGCAAGACCACTGGCGCCTTCTGGGGCCAGTGCATGGAACGGGGCATTGAACAGGCGATCGCTGAGGGATGCGACTACGTGCTGACGCTGGACTACGACAGCGTGTTCACCGCTGACCAGCTCGAGCAGTTGCTGGGCCTGGCGGTGCACTACGACCTCGACGCCATCGCGCCGATCCAGTTGGGCCGCAAAAGCGCCATGCCGCTGTTCCGCCTGGCCGACGCCAACGGACAGCCGGTGTCCCAGATCGAGCGGACGGCGTTCTCCGGCGACTTGGTCCCGGCGCTGTCGGCGCACTTCGGGCTGACGCTGCTCAAGGCGGAAAAGTTCGCGGCGCTGCCCAAACCGTGGTTCATCGGCCGGCCCGATCCGTCCGGCCGCTGGGGCGACGACCGAGTCGATGACGACGTGCAGTTCTGGCATCAGTGGCGCGCTGCAGGCAACAGTTTGCACGTGGCGTCCCGCGTGGCCATCGGGCACGCCGAGCTGATGGTGATGTTTCCTGACGTGAACCTCGAACCGCTGTATCAGCATCCCACGACGTGGTGGGAAACCAAACGCGCGCCGGAGGGTTCGTGGACGTGACCAAAGCGCGGCGCGGCCGCGTACCGCCGCCCGACGGATTGCTGGCGTCGGACATTCCGGATGCGACGCCGGAGCCGGTGCCAAGCCCGCCCGGCCGTGCGCCGCGCCGGCGCAAACAGTATCGCGTGACGCGGCCTTATGGGCCCTACAAGCGCGACGACATCATCGAACCCGTGGGCCTGTATCGCGATTCGCTGCTGGCCCGCGGCGTCATCGTATTGCTGGAGGGTTGAGACATGGCAGGTCCATTGATCGGTGCGGTGCAGATGGACGATTCCGATAGCGCGCCCGGCGTGCGTTCCCGTGGGCAACTGGTGTCTAAGGCCGAGTACGACCCCGGCGAAAACCCGACGCTGGGGCTGCTCGAAACAACCGGACAGGGTGCGTATGTCAGCGGCTCGGCGGTCACCACGGGGGTCGACATTAACCTGGGCAACCCTGGCAAGGCTGGGGACAAGCTCAAGGGCATCGCCATTTACAACAACAGCGGATCTGCGTTTACGGCCTGTGTGATCTATGACGGCACCACGCTGATCGACTGGCTGACGCTGGGCATGACCACCCTGGCCAGCGGCTCGTATGCGACCTGGACACCGCCCGGCGGCGTGCTGGAAAAGCC